GCGAATGGACTAACAACTGTGTGTGTAGATAACCCTTGGTTATTACCTTACATACAGAAACAATTAAAAGGAGAAAAATAAAATGGCAATCATGAAAAAATATGTGCAGGGTGAATTACCTGAAAACATGTATGGAAACGAAGCTGCAAAACAGGGAGATGCAAAAGGACCTTCTACATTAGTAGTTAAAGGTGCTGCACCTTTTCCTGCTGACTATGCTGAAGGTGGAGTAAATAAAGAGTTTCCTAAAGAGAAGAAGAACATGGTAGATGGTAAAGTCTTCTCAATGGCTGACGAAAGAGATTACTAAGAGGTAAATAATGCCACACGATAACAATAGTGGCTTGACATCTGAATCTGATAAGGTAACATCCTTATCTGATACTGAAGATGATTCTTATAGTAATCTCGGTAGTCTTATCGAGTCTAGATTAAAAGAATCAGAACAAGCACGTCTTTACGATGAAAAGCGATGGTTAAGGTCTTATCGAAACTATAGAGGTATTTATGGTTCTGATATGGCTTTTCGTGATTCTGAAAAGTCTAAAGTATTTGTCAAGGTAACTAAGACAAAAGTATTAGCTTCTTATGGTCAACTTATAGAAGTATTATTTTCACAAGGTAAGTTTCCAATAGGAATACATCCTACTACTGACCCTCTAGGTATAGCTGAATATGCACACATAAAACCAGATAATCTTAAACGACAAGATGCTCGTATGGAAGATATCTATGGTTTTGAAGGTGATGGAAGAGAAATATCTCCGGGTGCTACTGCTGATGAAATATTTAATGGACTAAAAGAAAAGTATGCAAAAGGTGGTTTTGAAGAAGGACCTGCTCCTGATTTAAAAACTATGCCTCAGATAGGTCCTGCAGAAGAAGCTGCAAGAAACATGGAAAAACTTATCCATGACCAACTAGAAGAATCTCATGCAATATCTGTTATGAGACATGTTTTATTTGAAATGTGTTTACTTGGAACAGGTATTTTAAAAGGTCCATTTAACTATGAACAACAAGAACATAAATGGAAACAAAATGAAAAAGGTGAAAGAGAATATTCACCTATAACTAAATTAGTTCCTAGAGTAGAAGCTGTTAGTTGTTGGGATTTATATCCTGACCCTGATGCTGTAACTATCGAAGATGCTGATTATGTTATTCAAAGACACATATTTAACAGAACACAAATTAGAGATTTAATTAATAGACCTTTTTTTAGAAAGTCTGCTATATTAGATTTACTAGAAGGTGGTCCTAACTATGAAACAAGAAGTTATGAAACTGCTTTGTTTGATAGAGAAAATCAAGAAGAGTTTAATAAAAATAGATTTGAAGTTTTAGAATACTGGGGTACAATGGATAAGTACCTAGTAGAAGAAGCAGGTATAGAAATGCCTGATGAAATATCTGATGACTTAGATGAAGTTCAAATCAATGCTTGGATTTCAAACGGTAAAGTATTAAGATTAGTATTAAATCCATTTACACCTGCAAGAAATCCTTTCTTAGTATGTCCATATGAAATAAATCCTTATCAATTTTTTGGTGTAGGTATTCCAGAAAATATGGATGATGCACAAACAATTATGAATGGACATGCAAGAATGGCTATTGATAATTTAGCACTAGCAGGTAATTTAGTTTTTGACGTAGATGAAACTATGTTAGTACCCGGTCAAGACATGACTGTTTATCCGGGCAAAATTTTTAGAAGACAAAGTGGACAAACAGGACAAGCTATACATGGATTAAGGTTCCCAAATACTGCTCCTGAAAATATGCAAATGTTTGATAGGTTTAGACAATTAGCAGATGAGTCCACAGGTATACCTTCCTATTCTCATGGACAAACAGGTATACAATCTACAACTAGAACAGCATCTGGTATGTCTATGTTAATGGGTGCTGCTGCTTTAAATATTAAAACAGTTATTAAAAATATAGATGATTATTTATTAAGGCCATTAGGAGAAACATTGTTTCATTGGAATATGCAATTTAATAAAGATGTTCCTGAAATACAAGGTGACTTAAATGTTAAAGCACAAGGCACTACATCTCTTATGACAAAAGAAGTTAGGTCACAAAGATTGATGACATTTATGCAAGTAGCATCAAATCAATTCTTAGCACCTTTTGTAAAATGGCATAGCATTATAAAAGAGATTGCAAAGTCTTTAGACATTGACCCAGAACAATTAGTCAATGACCCAGAGAAAGCTGCAATCTTTATGAAGATGATGGGAGACATGAATGGAAATCAACAAACTCAAGGCCCTAACCCACAACAAGGTGGTATGGGACCTGTTAACGGAATACCTGCAGGAGCAAATGTCGCAGACACACAAGGGTCTGGAGGTGGCAACATCGGAGTCGGAACTCCACAAGTTGCAGGGGAAGGCGGCTTTACTGCACCAAATAATGAACCTCAAGGAGCAGCTTAAATAAATGTCAGCACTATCTGATTTACAAAAAAAATTAGAACAAGAAGCACAAGGAATTATGTTTCCATTTAGTGCTAGTGCAGCTAATGTAAGCACAACACAAAATGTTTATGATTCTGCTACTGATGGTATTATGACAATGCAAGGTCAAAAGTATGTAGGACCTGATGCAGTTATACAGTATGGTACAGAAGAACAAGATTTTCAAAGACAACTAAAACAAATAGAAGCACCTATGCTTCCACAGTTTGATTCAACACAATTTCCAAAAGCAGGTGAAGGTATTATGCAAACACCAACTCCTGCACCCGCACCACCTACAACTCCTGTAGAACCAGAAGCACCGGCAATAGACCCATGTCCTCCGGGATTTAAGTTTGACCCAGTTAAAAAAGTTTGTGTTCCAATAGAAGAACCTCAAGGTAAAGATGATAAGCCCGATGCAGGACAATTAGATTTTAGAAGAAACATAGGACCTACAGCAAAAGGATTAGGTCAAGCCATAAAAGCATTAAACAAAATAGACTTTCAAAAGAATCCTGCTAATTATACTAAAGATGTTAGTATTAAAATAGATAATGATATACCTTTATTATCACTTATACCTATTGTTGGCACTCCTCTTAGACTATATTTAAAAAATCAAGCAGATAAAGATTTAGCATCATTAGATATAGCTGATGGTATTACAGTTACTAAAAATGCAGATGGAAGTAATCAATTAAAAATAACAGATAAAGGTAGAACTAGTTTTGGACAACTACAAACAAAAGAATCTTTAGCAGGTAACATAGCTAGTACACAAAAGAAAACTGCAATAGGCACTATTGAAAAAGCACCTAATGGAC